AGGTCAAGGTCGGCGTGTTGGCCGTGCGGCCGATACCGATCACCGACGCGGTAGCCGCGCCGTTGACCCATCGCATTTCCATGACCGCCGCTTCGTTGGTCGCGGGCGACAGCATTGCCCACGACGCGGCCGCGATGGTCGTAACCGTGGTCCGCTGAGAGAGAGAGTAGATTGCCATTTTGAATAGTTCCTTTTCTGGTTAAACCCGACTTTACTGGCCGGGCTTCAAAAACTTGTCGTCGTCAACCACGTGCGGCATCTTTATAACCTGGTTGAAGGGGAAGATCCCATTGCGGCGCTTCCCGGTGGCCCGGTCATAGTGCTCCGACAGAACGCCTTTCAACCTGGCGGTCAGCTCGTCAACCCGAGCCATAGCGGCGCGGTCAGTTGAGTGGGCCTGGCGGAGGGCATTCACAATCAAGTTGGCAGCGGCACCAATGACATCCTCCGTAGAAAAGTCATTGGACGCCGCGGCCAGGCGAACGAAGAGCTCCTTCTGGGTGTCTCCAGCCAGGTGAGCTCGTAGTGGGTCGTGGTCGTTAGTGAACTCCATAGTACTACATCCTTTGTGCTGCTTCGATTGCCTTAGCGTAATCTACCGCCTTGAACATACCGAAGTCAGCGACTGCATCTGGCGCGAACTTCTCAACGTCCTGTGCCATGAAGCCAGTACGCACCCACTCGTCGGGTTCACCCCGGTAATTATAGTGGTACGTGGGTAACTCCCCGACGTTCCCGATCTCGACGATGTTTTCCTTCATGCGTCGGTCGGAGATCGTGAAGATGCCCGATGCGTTCCACGTCACCGTGATGTTGCCGCCGTTCGGAGTGACCGGCAGGCCGGTGACGCTGGTATCTTCGTAGAGGACCAGAGCCCAGGTCGTGTTGGCGCCGGAGTTCTTGCGGTAGAGGACAAGAGCCTCGACGCTGTTGCCGGAAACCGACGTATAGGTTAGGTCGGTGCCGTCGAAGGTTCCGTTCACTTGGGTCTTCGTGAGGATTTCCTGATCCGTGCCTACGACGCCGGACAGGTCGTTGTAGAAGTCATGCGCGGCCGAATAGGTGTAGGTGCCGGTGTCGACCAGGGCGCAATAAACGCCGTTGGTTCCTTCAGTCCCGGACAAATTGTAAAGCGCCGTGGACTTGAGGAGCTCCTGCTTGTACAGGGGGTATACTGCGTTTGCCATTGGTAGTCTCCTTCTTCAAAAAACAGTTAGGTGAGATCGAGGGTGGCCGCGCCACGGCTCGAAGTTGTGACATCAGCTGAGACGCGGTTCTTGGTGTCCGAGATATCCCGGAACGTGAGCGTGTTTCCGCTCTTCGACCACTTTGCAAACAGGACAGAGAACAAGCCGCGGAGCAGCTGCCTGATCGTGTAACCATCACCCGTGTCAAGGACGATGTCAACCTCCTGGCGGAATAGCTCGATGGTACGAGTAACCGGTGCCATATTTGTCACCGTGATATGGACACAATACTCTTCACAATTCGAGTTGGTTGCGACCGTTGTGTCCTCGTCGATCAGCAGGACGTAGACGCCAGGCATATTCGCTGAGGATAGCTCCGAGATGCTCGGCGTCGTGTAGACAACCGGGGCAGCGCCGTTCCGCGATCGGTAGACCGTGAACCCGGTCAGACCAGTCTTCCTGGTTGTCAGGTCCGCGCTGTCGAGCGCAACGAAGTAAATCGACTGGTCAATCTTGCCGCTGGGTATCCTCATGTCTTTATTCCCGTCTCAATGGGGTGAAGGTCAGCCGCGTTACCGACCTGACCATGGAGGATCGGGCTCATCCCGATCATGTGGTTAATGGGGTCCGTGAAGTTCGGGTCGTTGACCTCTGACAGAACCAGCTGACGCCAACACCAAAAGACTTGGCAGTTCGCCAGTAGAGATTGTGCCGTCCCGGCTGCGTTGACGGTATTGATCCACGGCCCGCCGATTGATTGCTGCGCTCCAGCCAGGGTCCAGGGCTGCTCGGTCGCCGGGTCGCCTGACATGAGATTGCAGACATAACTATCCTGGTTGCCCTGCGACATCGTGAAGCCCCAGCTCTCGACGCCATTGCTGGAGCATAGTGCCGTCACATCAACCGAAGTGGTCGTACTCCTTACGTGGCATCCATAGGCAACTGCGGCGACCGCCTTGGGGATGTAGCCAAGGTGCGGCACGAACTCTCTGAAGATTGTCTTCGGGTTCCCGCTCGATGCCTCGATGTACTCAAGGCGAGGATCGGTGACGTTCTGCGCACCACCAAGCTCGTCAACCATCGTGTAGTGGGTGCTACCACCATCGCTCGCCGTCCATCCAGACGTGCTCACGTCTGCGGAGGGATACTGAGTGTGGATAGTACAGCGGCCCTTCATACGATCCCCGGTCGAGAAGATGAAGTCGTCAAAGAAGTGGCCCATGTTATTCACATTGGAAGTAAATCCGCTGCTAAGCCCAACAGAGCTTAGCGCGCCCACCGTGACGATGGACAAGTCGCCGGAGTAGTTGATCACCTGCGTCAACGATGTGGACTGACCAGGGGTGGGAGAGTGATCGTAGTTCTGTCCACCATCTTCTGCCCAGACTTCGAACTTACCACTCGCTCCAATGAGTAGGTGGATCTCGACCCAGGTCCAAGTTAGGAGCGGGTCCGCCCCTGTGGAGCTGGTCGCCAACAAAGTTCCGACGACATCCCCAAGGAAGAGCTTCCACTTACCGGTGGTAGCATCATAGGCCAGGGTCAGGAGCGGGGAGATCGGGTCTCCGAAGTACAGAACAGCTTGCGGCCCACTTGGCGTGACAGAAGTGCCCGCGCCGATCTTGACGTTGAACCCGACGTAGTAATGCTCGCCGTCCTTCCAGGTGTCGCCGCCATTGCCGTTGTAATTTGCGTTTATCATCCAGGCGCTGCCGAGATACTGCAGCCGCCAGGTTTTCGTAGTGAGGGTGTTCCCGTTCAGCCCGAGGGAAGTCCCGACGCCATCACGACCAAGTTCAAATGTCGCGGTGCCAAGCGCAGAGATCGTCCCAGTCTGGAGGCCGTTGGAGTGAGAACCGCCGAGGCCACCCGCGAGATCAGCACCGCTGCCCATGTGGTCGTAGTGCTCGAAGCCTTGGATGACCCTGATACCTTGGTAGTTGGTGCGCGTGATGGTGACAGCACACGCAATCATGCACCCATTGGTTGTGGAGTTTGGATAGGTGATGCTAGCAGAGGAAGCCGCGGACGAGATCTCCAACGCGTCAGCATGAAACATCAGTGAAGTTCCAGAGCCGTATCTGGCAACGAAAGTACCAAGCCCACTAGTCGGCAGACCAGGATCGGTTCCAACCGTCCGAGACGCATAGAACGAGAAGACGAAAGCGTTGGCGTAGGTCGTTGAGAAGCCCGAGATGGATGACGCCGCCGCTGCGGTGTGGCTCTCGGTCTTGAAACCATTGGCGTTCGGGTCGATGGGCTCCACATTGTCAGCGCCGGTGATGACCGAGTAGCCGATCTTCGCCAAGCTGACCGACTTACTGAAGGTGGCCGTAACGGAGTACACCGGGCCACGGTTGAAAGCCCGTGCCCAGAAGATTTCATGCCGGGTCGCGTTTGTACCGTCGAAGACGACCGAACCGGCTGAGTGCCATGTTAGCCCAGCAGGGTCACTCATCGTGATCGTTGCCGCAGACGCATCCGCAGTATTGGAGCACGCGACCTGCACAAGGATGATGGCTTCGGGCGCGTTGTACAACGGGATGATGCCCGAACCAAGGTTCGCCTGCGACCACGTGATCGAAGTCACGTCAGTGAGCTGGTACGGCCCGTTACTGGCCTCAAGATGAAAGTTCCTGGTAGCGGTCATTAGCTGATCACCACAGTCGCGTCGTGAGTACCCTCGAACTGGACCATCATCCGCACGTCACTATTGCCTGCCACACGCCGGACCCATAGCTTTACCACTAACCTATCGGCTGCGGCAAAGGTCTCGTCGGGGATATTCCCTGAGTTGGTCCACGTCTTTTGCTGCAAGACGTCGGAGAACTGTCCACTTGTGGCCCCTGCAAACCACTTCTCCTTAGTAGAGATCGTAACCGTGGCCTGTTCTTTGAAGCCGTCATCCTGCTTAGTCAGTTGCTCGCCAGGGGCCAGCGTCAAGACGAACTGGGAGACGTCCTGCACAAGATAGGTACCATCGTTGTAGGTCGAACCTGCCACAAGGATTCGGCATCCTGGTGTGAAGCCGTCAGTAATCCACGACCCGGATCCGCGCTTGATATGGTCACGCGCTGCAAGCCCGGCATTCCCTGGCTCCACGTAGAACTCTACGAAGACGCTGGCACTAGCAATGGTACCACTATCCTTGTAACGCAGCAGGTCTACCGTGAGTTCGAATACATTGGCAAGCACATCCGTCCGCGCCCACATGCTCGCAAGAAACCCGTATACCGCGGTGATGGTCGTGCCACCAGGAGTGCTCGAGGGCTCGGTGACGAACTCTGCTACTATGGCCGGATGCACTGAGTTGAGCATCTCGCCAGTACTCATGACCCTCTCGACCAATGCACCAGCAGTGTCGGTGGTCCGAATTGTCTGGTACCCACCAATGTCAGACGGGTTGCTGTACTCGAGGTAGTAGGTCGTCTCTGCCATTTGCTAGACCCACTTGCCGCTTGAGCCACCGATCACGTCGAAGTCGAGAACCTGCATGGTTTCCGCTGTGGAGCCGGAGCGCAGGTACTGAACCGATGGGATCAGTGTTATGTCCGTGAGATCGAGTGAGCCGACCGATGCCGGAGTCGAGGCCGGTAGAAGGATTGGCTGCAAGGTGCTGGCAATGAGTGAGACGCCGAAGTGTGCAATGCCTGAGCAGAACAGCGAGCCACTTGCTCCTGGCGTTACGCAGAAGATGTCGAGTTCCGCGGTCCAGGGGATATCAGTCTGGTTCGCGAGCAGGGCAACGGCTGTGCCGGTCATTAGCGCGGTACCGGCATTGTCGGCCCCACTCCCATAGAAGACCTTGAACGATCCGTTGCCTGGAGTCGCACCCGTCGTCATCTTACCGAACAAGTGGATCTTCATCTTGCGTGCCGCCTCGCGGAAGAAGGCTGGCAAGGCCGGAAAGTCCGCGGACGTATAAAGGGCCTTGGCCGTAGACGACAGGGTCACCGCTGAGATGGTTCTATCCATCTTCGGCAGTTGCAGATTGCTTTGGTAAAGGCTCATGTAACTGATCTCCTACTTGCCTTTGTTCGGGCGCGGCCTTGTGACTGATGGCATATTCGAGGAGGGTTGGTACTTATATCCTGGACCGTCCTGGGACTTGTCAAAGCCGGAGAAGACATAACCATTCTTGCGGAGATGCTCGCGCACCTGCTCAGCTGTACCTTCGTAACTGTAGTTGTCTGCTTCGACTATGTAATGATCCGCGCCAGCCTTCTTGACGACGCTCACCCACTCCTCACGACCTGAGGGATCAGTGTACTCAGACACGGTGTCTCCATGCGGTGGCAGGGGGTGTGACTCATTCGTTGGCGCGGGGCCTGAAGCCAGGACTTTGTCGAGTCGGCGTTGGTACTCCACCCGGTTATCATTGCGCCTTGACGAGTACCCGGAGATCTCATTCTCCAGCTCGATTTCGTCAAGCTTGGCGCGTAACCATTCTTCACTGTTTGGTTCCAGGGTACCAATATGGGCTTGGAGCTCGGCCAAGTTCTTTGCCCGCCAGTCTTCCTCACCGCTGCCCGCATGGGGACCGCTCGTAAACTCACCACCATGTTCTCCGGACTTGACGTGATAGGGATTGGCATCCGTCGCTTTGCCGGGCTTTGTGCCTGGTTTGGGGAGGTTTGCAGGGGGCTTACCGCCACCTTGGGGTGGCACACCCCCATCTGGAGGAAGCCCCTGTGACGCGAGCGCCTTCTGACGCATGGCCTCGAACCCTGCCTGAACTGCCGGGTCATTGGGATCGGGCTCCGGAGCCATGATCTCACCACCATGGTCGTCAACAATTTGCTTCCAACCCGGGTACGCATCCGACTCCATGATCTGATTGCTCCGGGCCTCAGCCAGGATCTCGTCGTTGATAAGTCCGGCGTTGACGTCAACCTGGTACGCTTGTGCGAGCTTGAGGTTCGTGGTCGCTGCCTCATCTGCAGTCTGCTGCCACAAACTATCCCACTCATAGTAAACGTCTTCGTCGAACGTTCCCGTAGCCGAGCGCTGTAGTACTTCGTCAAGCCGCTCGAGGGCAGGGGTAAGGTCTGTCTCCTGCTCCGAACTGATGCGGTCGTAGTAGTTGCGCGTGTCACTTTCACCAGTGGCACTCATACCAGCGGGGCTCTGCCCCAGCATACGGGTGGCAGGGATATCCGCGGCGCCCGACAAGGCCAGGAGCATGAGGCGGGCGATGTCTGGCAAGCCCCCGAACTGAACGTTCTGTCTTGTCCACACCTCCTCCTTATCCAGGAGCAGCATGTTGACAGTCGACTTGAGGGTGTTGGCATACGTGAAACGGTCAACCAGCCCACTCGAGTACTCGTCGTTGCTGAGGTTGGCTGCAAACTCCGGGATCTGGATGATGTCAACTTTGGCTTCGGAGACGAGGCTTGCAATGCTGCCCTGCACACCACCAGCGTCATGGATAGCATCCTGCACCGTCTGCAGTACCGAGTCTCCCCACCCGTCAGCCGACATGATGGTTGAAGGCCGCTGATTACCCATGAACCGCACCACACGTGAGGGGTGGACCCGAGTAAGGCCGCGTGCCATTGAGTTGATCTCATAGTACGTTGGCTCCCCGAAGAACTCACTCATAGGGTCACGGTCGATCTCGCCACTCGTAATGTCCCACCGTGACATAACGTGGATGAACTTAAGGTCGTCCTGCGCCACAGTCTCAGGATCCAACTCAGTGCTTGGGTCCTGATCCCCGACGCCCATTAGTAGTACCGCGCCACCATAGAGGCGGGCGCGTTGCAGGGCTTCGCACACTTTGCGTTGCAGCCTGTGCTTCTTTTCCGCCGCTTCCAGCTCAGCGGTCACCTTGTCATCTGCGTACCATGAGCGCCACTCGCGCGTCGCGTCGTCTGCGGGGATGTCAATGATCTTGCGTGCCATCCAATCACTGCGGTACGCTGCCTCGAGTTGTGCAGCTGTGAGCTCAGTAAATACCCACGTGAAACCTGCGGCCTTGTCCTTGGTCGTACCGAGACCTGAGACAAGGTTCGACAGACGATCCATGAACCGCCGTGTCGTTGGTAGCTGTTTAACTTGCGCCTGTGCCATGTCTTAGATCCATGTGCTGAAGTCGGATGGGTACGTGCTTGAGTACGCGGGCCAGTAGCACATAACGACCGCGTCCCCAAGGTTCGGGGACTTAGTACCGTCAGGCTTCTTGTTGACCAGCAACTTCATGTTCGCGTTGGTACCAGCTGTGGGCTGGCTTAACTCCTTGAGCAGCTTCGGCAGGAGGGGGCCAATGCACTTCGCGTCAAAGCTGATTAGATCCTCTTGCTTGAACTTCTCGCCTTTCGTAACGGCACGCCATGTCCTTTCAATACGCAACCGCAGTTCCCACCAGGCTTGCGCTTTGAGGTTGGCGTAGAAGTCTTTGACCTTGGGTGACTTGGTATCCCCTGCAATGATGTATGCGTCGGGCTTGAGCGGAGCAGCGCCAGCGTTCCACGGGTCAATGCGTAACCCCTTAGGCAGCTTCTTCTCGTCCTTAAGCCGATTGGTCTCAGCCTTGACACCTGCACCAATGCCGACCGAGTCATACTGCAGGCCCACTCGAGGGCCGAGGTCCTGGATGGACTTGATTGCGCGGCGTGCGGTCAGAGCCGTGTCCCGCTCACCCCACTCCTCAAGCTTCACCAGTACCACACCTCGGCGTGTGGCTTGTGCGTTGGTGTCTCCACCCTCGTCTGCAACGTCAAGGGCCGACAGGATGTTGCCTGTTGGGATGCCCCACTTCAACTTTAGGTGTGCATCTATGCAAGACTTGGCCCACTCGGCGGGTACGATGGTACCAACCACGGCTGCCGAATAGCTACGGTCGACTTCCTGTGCAAAGAGATGCTGCAAGCCTTCGGCTTCACTGCGCTCCTTGCGGTCGTCGTACCACTGTTGAGTCTTCTCCGGGTGATCACTCCAGTCCATGACGAACACGTTGGTGCGTGTGCGCGTAGGCTCTTGACCAGGGGCCCAGTCAACCCCTGAGTCGCGCTTGCGGTGGAATGGATTACCCAACCCGTTGACGCTCGAGATGTCGATCTGCACCCTGGTATTATCCATGAGCGCCGCTTCAATTAACTCCGGGTGCTCGTAGTGGGCGCTTTCGTCCTTGAAGTAAATCAGCGTGCGGCCACCTCGCCCAATGTTCGGGCC